TATGGACGAAATGAAACTTGCACAAGATGATGCCCATTCCTGTATTCAAAAAATGATAACCGACACAATCTATCTTGATCCCAATCCCGGTGTGCATGAACTAGGATTTCGAGTAGACCGTCCAGAAGGCGGTTGGCGCAGGGTGTTTCCACCTGACTATGTGGAGATACTGCGTCCTATTGCTGAAACACTAGCAATGATGGATGGTAATGCATTTTTTGGCAAAGACTGGCACAGTTGGATCAGCTACTTGCCAGAAGCAGATGCAGTATATCGGGCCAATAACAGTCCTAGTGATGTGAGTTGGCTACAGCACTATCAGCATGAAGATGCCACCCTGCAGGATGCTTGGAATAAGTATCAAACACTACTTACATTAAAGCGAGCGGAATGAAAATATTAATCATGGGTTTGCCAGGATCGGGTAAATCACACCTAGCAGAAAGATTGCACAAGCATTTAGACAGTGCATGGTACAATGCAGATCGCATGAGAGAAATGGCCAACGATTGGGAATTTTCTCAGGAAGCACGCCAACGACAAGCCATGCGCATGAGGACAATTGCCGACTTTGAACGAAACCAAGGTCGCACTGTGATCTGTGACTTTGTGTGTCCTACTGCAATTACCAGAACACTGTTTAAAGCAGATGTCACAATCTGGATGGACACTGTTCAAGAAGGCAGATTTGATGACACCAACCGAGTGTTCGAAGCGCCAGACTCTGTAGATCATCATATCTCACATCATATGACGGATGCAGAGATTGAGGAGTTTGCTCAATGTCTCAAGTGAGCAAAAGCAGACACGTTGCAAAAGCAGTGACCTGGCGAGTGATTGCTAGCATAACCACTGCCGCTATAGCATGGTATTTTGGACTGCCTCCCAAAGCCGTAGGTGCAGTGTTTGTAGCCGATCTGGTTATTAAATTTGTTCTATACTACGCACATGAACGAGTATGGTATAAACACATAAAATTTGGAGTAAAAGAATGAGTTTTGATTGGAAAAAGCCTACCACACAAATGCTCGGTAGGTGGCAACCCTGGCACGATGGACACACAGCACTGTTTAAACGAGCACTACTAGAAACCGGTCAAGTGTGTATTATGATTCGTGACGTGATCGGCATTGTAGGCGAAGATGCCAGTGGTGGTAGAACTGCCTCACAAGATGACAATCCGTTTGATGTCCACACGGTGAAAAAGAATATTCGTGTGGCACTTTACAAAGAAGGCTTCGAGTACGGTGACGAATACATAATTATGGAAGTGCCAAACATTGTGGACATCAGTTACGGTCGAGGAGTGGGGTATACTTTCACTGAACACAATCTAGGCGACGACATACACAATATCAGTGCTACAAAAATAAGAGCAAAGCTCAGAGAAGAAGGAAAACTCTAATGGTACAGATGGAAATTCCAGACAACAAGCCAATTTTGATTTATACCAGTTATAGGACCGGCAGTACAGCATTATGTGACGAATTAGCAATTCAGCTAAATTATAAAAATTTTGACGAGGTTTGGCACCCAGAAAAAAAATTCCAAGATAGATATGACGAATGGCAACAATACAAACAAGACAGTGGACAATATGTAATCAAACTAATGCCTGACCAAATCAGAGAGGACAACAAAGACGAAGTTGCCGAAATTTTTCATAGCTGTTATAAAATTAGACTGGTCAGGCATGATTTTGTAAAACAAATTGCCAGTTGGTATTTGGCTACAGGCACTGACCTGTGGCATCAAACCGAAGAACAGCAGGTTCCTACACAAACAGTGCCACTCATCGAAGAATTGATGTACAAATGTTGCAACAGAATCTTGTGGAATAACCAACAGCTAACTAACATGCCAGACAATATTTTCGATGCAGATTTACAATTCGAAGGCATGCAGTTGGAACATACAAAATATCAACCTCGCAATCGTGTAGAAAATTATGATGATGTTGTTCAATTTGTAGAAACTGTTCTTGTAGACAGAGGGCTTGCGGAGAAGAAACATGCTTGATAAAATTTTTGGCAAGAAAAAAATAGAAAAACCAGTAGAACCTAAACAAAAACCTGCAAAGGCCAAGAAAACTGAAAAAGAATTAGCCACAGAGCGAGGCGAACCATATGTAGCTATTCTCAGCATGGATGTGGATCCAGAAAATCTCAATGAAGGTGCATTCGAACTAGATTGGAATGAAAAGTTTGTGGCTAACCTTATGCGAGCAGGATATCAAGGCAAGACCGACGAAGATCTAGTAGATCAATGGTTTCAAAATGTATGTCGCAATGTAGTAATGGAAACCTACGAGCAAGATCAAGCAATGAACGAAGCACGATTTACACGTGAAAGAGACATCGGCAACGGTCGCAAAGAAGTTTCATGATCTTGTACGTAAATGGCGACAGCCACACTGCTGCCGCAGAAGCTGTAAACTCACATGCTTTTGCTGAGGATGACAGTCAATACTGGCATCAGCGTAGACGTCCTCATCCTGACAATCTTGCGGTAAGCTGGGGCAAACTGCTCAGTGACAGACTCAAAGCAACCTTTCACTGCGACGCAGAGAGTGCAAGCTCAAATCACAGAATAATTCGTACCACAAAAGAATACATAGAATCACACCAAAAAACACTGCATCGCACTCTCATGGTAATACAATGGAGCACCTGGGAAAGAGAAGAATGGGTTATCAATGATGAGTATTACCAAGTTAACGCCAGTGGCATTGATGCTGTACCAGCTAGTCACCAAAATCGATACAAACAGTTTGTTTCAGAGATAGATTGGAAACAAAAAACAAATCAAGCCCATGATCAAATCTGGGACTTTCATCAATACCTAGAGTCCCTGAAAATTCCTCATTTGTTTTTCAACGGCAATACAGATTTCTCAAAAGTAAAAAAGAAAAAAGATTGGGGTGCAAACTATCTTGCTCCATACGATTCAGCAACAACCTATCACAGCATACTACAATCAAAGGGTGTAGACACTGTGAGTCCTCACAGCTACCACTATGGTGCAGATGGGCATCGTGCTTGGGCAAATTATATTTTACATTATCTCATTGACAATCAGCTAGCATAGTCGTATACTACTAGTATGAAATATCTACTTATAGACACTGCAAATATGTTTTTCCGTGCCCGTCATGTTGCTTTCAGACAAGGCGATGCTTGGGAAAAAGTTGGGTATGCTCTGCACATCACACTAAACGCTGTAAACAAAGTTTATCGCCAGTTTGATGCAGATCATGTGATTTTCTGCCTCGAAGGACGCAGTTGGCGCAAGGACTACTACGAGCCCTACAAAAAGAACCGTGCAGTTGCTCGTGCGGCACTAACTGAACGTGAGCAAGAAGAAGAACAATTGTTTTGGGAAACCTTTGACAGTTTTACAACCTATCTACAAGAACAAACCAATACCAGTGTTATCCGCGAACCAAACGCAGAAGCAGACGACATTATTGCACGCTGGATTGAGTTGCATCCAGAAGACGAGCACACTATTATTAGCAGCGACACAGATTTTGTGCAACTAATCTCTGAAAATGTACAACAGTACAATGGCATCACAGACGAACTGATTACCCACAACGGTATCTACAACAGCAAGGGGGTTCGTGTGCTTGACAAAAAGACCAAGGAGCCCAAGGCCATTCCAGACCCTGAATGGTTGCTGTTTGAAAAGTGCATGCGTGGCGACAGTTCGGACAATGTGTTCAGTGCATATCCAGGTGTGCGCAAAAAAGGCACCAAGAACAAAACTGGATTGTTAGAAGCATACGAAGATCGCAACAGCAAAGGCTATGCATGGAACAACTTGATGTTGCAACGTTGGACAGACCACAATGGCGAGGAACATCGTGTGTTAGACGACTACAATCGCAACAGAGCACTGATTGATCTTCGAGCACAGCCAGAATCTGTGAAGCAAGCAGTGGACAGTGCAATTCGATCGCAAATCAGTCACAAAGATATTGGACAAGTGGGCACAAGATTCATGAAATTCTGTGGTAAATACGAGCTCAACAGAATAAGTGAGAGTGCCAGCCAATATGGACAGTGGCTGAACCAAACATACCAGGGAACACTAGATGATAACAGCTAAACCAATTGTAAAAAATCAGTACTGGATCCTCAAAGAAGATGATCGCAAAATTGGCACTGTGGAGAAAAACAGTGCAGGGTTTGAAGTTCGTGTTAACGACCAAGTTGGCACGTTTAAAACTATCAAAACACTGGAAAACAAAACCAACATTCGTTTTGAAACTGCTGAAGACAAAAAGCTAAATTTTGAAAATCAAGTTAACGGCTTTCCCACAGATACCAAGCCACACAACGGTGTGTACAACGTACAGGCAAGACTGCCACTGTTTACAAAAAAACCCAAAAGCAAAAGTTGGTATGCAGCTGGATACTATCGTGTGACTGCGAACGGTAACACAGAAATCATGTTTTGCCCAAAGCTGATCTTACTGCAACGCTATAGTTACATGGGTCCTGTTAAAACACGTGACGGATTCGAGTTCAAGTAATGAGCGGATTGTACATTCGCAAATTTATAGATCGCGTACAACAAGCGGAGCTCAAAGGGCAGAAAGATTTTGTCTGCTCACTTGCTGACGCCAAAAACTTGCACAACGACATCACTCGACTGCTACTAGATTTAGATGCAGTAAAGCAGACTGCAGAACAACCAGAAGAACCCATTCAAGTTGAACTAGAGGGAGGCTCATTTTAGTTAACTATTCAGTTTATGATAAATAAACTGGAGAAACAAAATGAGCAGACCTAAACCACGAGTGTTGGTTGAACTTACAGACAAGAGCACCTACAAAACAGAACAAGTGCTGGCCAGCGAAGGCATATGGGCAGTGTTTTTTGAAGGTGCTCCTATAAATCTCAAAACTTCAAACTATCTCATACAGTATCCAGGACCAAAATACAAAAAGGTCAGCTTCAGCAATCCTGGGCATGCTGTAAATCTAGCCAAAAAATTGAACAAACAGTTCAAAACTGACAAGTTTAGTGTGGTGCTACTCAAGGAAGGGGAGACAATCTACCCCGATGAGAAATAAGCTAGAACTAACAGAAGAACTTGTAGCTCAACTACCAGATGATAAAATTATAACCACTGAACAAGCCATGGTCACCTGGTGGTTTAATCTGCGTGACAGTGGCGGACTGCGTCTTACCAACACGGGATACACTGCTCTGAAAACCTGTATTAAACTTGACAGCTGGCGATTTGATATCAATCGTCCTAGAGCATGGAAAAACAAGCGCCTAATACTGGCGCTAGACAGAAAGCTTCGTTGGCCTTACTATTTGGAAAAATCGTGGGTGGAATTTTTTTCCAGCAAAGAAGCCATGATGGCTAGAATGTACCCGGACCTTGAAAGTTTTCTTGAACTGTATTAAAGAATCTTCGCACTAGCATGTTCGGCAATTCAAGAACATGTTCAAGATTGTTTTGTAATCGCTGTTTGAGATTAAAAGGTTTTTTTCCAATTATCAAATCACGATTTAAATTCAGTGCATTGCGCCAGCGATTGTTGTCTGTTTGATGATCATAACTGGTATCCACAATGTCTCTAAACATATCAAATCCTAGACTTTCGCAGTCATCCACAATGCCCCGATACCCAATAACAACTGGAACCTGTTGAGCTAGAAATGCAAAAAGTGTTTTTTCTGTGATGATACCAGGGCACTCAGTGAACTGCGTTTCGGTGACAATGTTTATTTTGGTGTTGCTGTAGACATATTGTAATCTATGCCAATTTGTTTCATTTTCGCATCCAAAGTAAGAACTGTAATCATACTCTGGTAATGTAATGGTTTTGCCTAAGCTGATGTATTTTTCTGCTATGTTGAAATGGTTGTTTAGATAATCTACAACTTCTACTCTGTGTCTTCTAGGAATGCCG